GATCCTACTTTGGATTGGGGAGATTATTCAGTAACTGTTGGTAGAAAAGGTGATGGTAATGGTCCTGGATTAGTTTTCATGCCTTACTTGATGGCTGAATCAGTTCAAACAATTGCCGAAGGAACTATGGCTCCTAAAGTTGCTGTTAAATCTAGATTTGCATTAGTAGAAGCTGGATTCCACCCTGAAACTCAATATGTAACTTTTGCAATTACTAGTACTGGTGGTGCATGGACTAATTTAATTACTTTATCGTAATCTAATTAATGAATATGACTCTTTTAATTAAGAGAGATTTATAATAATAAAGGGAACTATTAATTTAGTTCCCTTTTTTTATGTGGATATATATAGTATATTAAAATAAAACAACAAAATTATGGCATTACACACATTTGATAGTTGGTTGAATAGCAAGTCAACTACAGAATCTGAAGAAGTTCAAACAGCAATTCCCGCAAATAACATATCAGGAGACGTAGATACTATTATTAATTCATTAGAAACATTAGCTAAAGAATTAACTGAAGAATTAGAAACCGAAGATGATATTGTCGATGAAGGTGCTGTCGATTTTATTAAATCATGGATGACTGGTATGAAAGCATCTAAATCGCAAAAAAAAGTTAATAAAATTAAAATGAATGCTGTAGATTTAGAATTTGCAGCAAAACAGGCAACTGGCGATAAAAAATCAGCACTTGGAGATAAATCAAAATTAGTATCTACCCAAGCCGAAGCCCTTCAAAAAATGGTTAATGATAGATTTTCTGGAAAAGGAAACTATGTAGATTCTCAATTACATAAAGAAAAAATCAAAGGACAGATCGAAATTATCAAAAGAACATCAGGCATGGAAGATGATCCAAGTAAAAAATCTGATTTAAAATCTAAAATGCAAGAATTAGCTAATAAGTATAAAGAAGAAGAAGCTGCTATTGCAAAATTAGAGGATGATAATAAAGAAGAGGTTGCAAACGCAAAAGAACAAATAGCTAAAGGAGAAACACCAAAAACAAAAGCAGAAAAAACCGAAACTACAACAGAAGAACCTGCTGAGAAAACTGAACCTGTAGCAGAAGAACCTGCTGAGAAAACTGAACCTGCAGAAAAAACTGAACCTGTAAAGAAAACTGAAGATAAGATAGCCCAAATAGAAGACAATATTAAAAAAATTAATGATAATACTAGAGTCGAAAAAGAAAGTATTGCAAAAAACCAGGCAGATCTTAAATCAACCGAAGAAGAAAAAGCAAAATCAACAGATCCAGAATCTTACGATCAAAAAATAGCTAAAATCAAAGAAGCTATTGAAAAATCAAAAGAAGATATAAAAGATTTAAATGCAGATGAAGTAGCTGCTAAAAAAGAACTACAAAAAATATCAAGTGCTAAAGAATCTTTATTAATAAGAGCAGAAGAACTAGGATTAAATGAATTAGCAGCAGAAATAAATACAAGAAAAGACTGGCAACTTGAAACTGGAACTGCAATCAGAGAAAAGTATGAAAATATAATTAAAAATACAGAATTTAGAAATATTTTAAATGAATCTAAATATTCTATCAATTCTGTCAAAGATGCATTTAGATCAATAATGTAATTACTTGGTAGAATTTTTACGAGCAAGACTAATAAACTCCTTCTGTTGATTCAGTAGGAGTTTTTTTATGTGTTCACGAAACTTAATTGAAGAATCTAAAATTCTAGGATCTACTGAATCCTCAGCTAGAGTGCTCCAATAATTAGAATGAACAAAGTTATGTACACTAAAATCGTTTATATTAGATCTAATAGGTTCTCCAGAAATTGCGCATTCCCAGTCTATTGTATCGTAGCTTTCTTTAAGTTCATCAATTTGTAAAAATTGGCTAGTCGACCTGTCGTAGTAGAATTTATCACGGTGTTGCTGATGTTTAAATCGACAAACCTCAAATATGATATGTAAGAATTGATCACTCTGCGCCCTCTCTTTCATTAAAGGATTTTCAAGCAATAATCTTTTTTGTTGTTTAGAAAGACCTTCATAACACACACCGTATCTATTGGCAGGATTCGGACCTCCGGTCCGTTTAATACTAGGATATTTATTATTGTATGCCATGTTGTATTTATCTGAAACATATTCAAAGTTATTTATATAATACTTATAAAAAATACACATATGATCCATTCGTTATTTACAGAAAAATACAGACCTAAGAATTTAAGTGACCTTATTCTACCAGAAAGAGTAATGAATAAGTTTAAAGATGGAATAACACAAAACATGTTATTTGCAGGAAGTCCTGGAACTGGTAAAACATCAACTGCAAAAGCAATTGTTCAACAGTTTAATCTTCCATATTTATATATTAATGCATCGACCGATACTTCAGTTGACGTGATTAGAACAAGAATTACAGATTTCTGTTCAACTATGTCAATCCTAGATGATCAAGGTAAATTCAAAGTTGTAATATTAGATGAGGTTGATGGTGTATCAGATCAATTCTTTAAAGCCCTAAGAGCTACGATGGAAACGTTTGCTAGCAATTCAAGATTTATTGCAACGTGTAATTATGTTAATAAAATACCAGATCCAATTCTTTCGCGTTTCGAAGTTATTAATTTCGACTTTGATAAAGCTGAAGAAACAGAACTAACTAAAAAGTATATTAAAAGAGTTTATGATATTTGTGGCAAAGAGGAAATGACTATCGAAAAGCCAGCACTTGTTGAGTTTGTTAAAAGAAACTTTCCAGATTTAAGAACTACTTTAAATAAATTACAAGGTTATAAATCTCAGGGAACTACAAACATTACTGCGGTTGACGTAAAGAAATTTAATTCAGTCTATAAAGATGTATTTGAATTAATCTTCAATGAAATGGATCCTGTAAAGAATTACAAACAATTGGTTGGAGAGTATTCAAATCGAGTTGATGATGTCTTACAAACACTAGGAGCTGAATTTATTGAATATATCCAAACGGAAAAGAGCGGAAGTACTAGATGCATTCCACAAATAGCAATTATAGTAGCTGAACACCAAGCGCAAAGAACTTTGGTAATTGATCCAGTAATTACATTACTTTCATGTGTGTATAAAATACAGGCAATTGTAAGAGAATAAAAAATAAAAAATAAATCAATAAACATTTTTATATGTCATATAAATTGTTTATATTTACAATAAATAAAACATATACATTATGAAACTAGGAAAACATACCCTAATAATTGACGGAAATTATTTTGTACACAGTAGACTATTTGTCTTACCAAGACCTAAAAATGCCCCATTATTAGATGATGAAGATGGCAAATCTCAATTTATGAGAAAACTATGCATTGATTTTGCTAGTGAAGTTCGTAAAATGTCTCAATTCGTAGATCAAATAGTTATTGCAGTTGACTCAAAGTCATGGAGAAAAGATCTTTTTCCAGATGCAGAATATAAAGGTACAAGAGTTCCTGACAATTCAGTTAATTGGGGTAATGTATTCAGCGTATATGAAGAATTCCAAGCAATCTTAGAAAATAAAGGTGTTATTATTCATAAAGTAGCAGGCGCCGAAGCTGATGATATCCTTTTCGGATGGTCAACTCAATTAAATAATGAAGGTAAAAATTGTATAGTATGGACAGGCGATCGTGATTTAATTCAATTAGTTGATTATAATCAAGCAACAGACGGATACACTCTGTGGTACTATAATTCTGCGCGTAAATTAATTACATTTGAAGGCTTCGAAGACCTCCTATCACACTCAGTATCTTCAGCAATGACAAACGATGAATTGTTGTTTAACATGGGATCCGACAATGTAATGGATGATCAATTAAAAGAAGATTTCAAAGCATGGATCCTTAAAAATGGCGTAGTCCTTGAAGAAATCAATTGTGACGATTTTATCTTCTCTAAGATATTACAAGGTGACAAAAGTGATAACATCAGATCTGTTGTAACATGGACTAAACGGACCTCTACTGGTTCTCTTAGAAATTACTCAATCACAGAAAAACAGGCAACTCAAATACTTGAAAAGTATTCTGAAACTGAAGGTGAATTTCATATTGACCATTTCTTTAATAAGAATAGAATTAATAGATTAGTTGATGTTATCTATGAAGTTGTTGGTAAACTAGAAAAAGAAGAAATCAAAGTAAGATTTAATCAAAATCTAGACCTAATGTTATTACACTATAACACAATACCTGAAAGCATTCAAAAAGGTATATATGCTGCAATTGAAAAAGACTTTAAGAAAGATACAAGTCTTATTGAACTTTCACAAATGGAAAAAATACTAGAAGGAACTTTATGGAATGTTAGTAAAACAGTAGGAGTACCTAAAACATACGATGCATTTGCTTCTTTAGATACATCTAACACAAAATACACCGCTGCTAAAAAACATACAGTAAAATTGTCTGAAGTAAATAAAGTTGAAATTCCTGCAACTAAAAAATTAAATGAATTGTTTTAATAAACATACATAATAATTAGCATATAATAAGTAGTAAAGACAACTCTAGAAAAAACAAAAATGTTAGACGAAACAAAATTATTTGATTTTATAAAAATAATGTTTACCAAAAATGCAGATTATAATAAGGTGTCGAATCATAATAAGAAGAGACACCATTTTATGATTAATAGATTTTTTGCAATTCAATATCCATCGAATGCCCAAATGTTTAACATAAACGGAATTAATGGAAATGCAGTTATTGATAGCTGGCAAATGGTTGCACAGAGATTTGGTAAAGTTCCCATGTGGATTTATACAAAAACAAAAAAGACAGAAAAGGCAGTAGTTAATAAAAAACAATATATACCATCAGACACTACTATTTCATTCTTTATGGAAAGAAACGAAATTGGTAAGAGAGAATTTAAAGAACTCGAATTATTTGCGCCGGATGAATTATATAAATCTTTAAAAAAGATTGAAGATTCAATGCAGGTTTATTAAAAATGAAAAAAGATCAAAATGAAAGAGTTCAGTCTAAGCGCATTACCAACTGCGGTAAATGTAACGTTACATAAATATAATTACATCGATAATAAACTATGGACACAAATTCATAATCAAGTCGACTATATCACAATTGCACCTAATTCTATAATGTGTGCTATATCTCAAATTAGAGCAATCCTTGAAATTAACTACTTAGACGATATTAATAAAATCAAATCAGTAGGTTCTGATGTTTTTTATAAAGAAGTAAATAGTATCTTTTTTTTATATCAGATGATAATTGAGATGGATAATCTTGCATACATTAAATTAGATCTTGGAACAAACAAGGCATATAGTAGAATGCATGACATCGGAGGAAGCAAGGTATTAAAATTTGAATTTAAAACACTTTCAGCTACTTTAAACTTAAGCGATCTATATGATTCTTCAGAATTAAAAACAGTAAATGAATATTTAATAAAAATGGGAATACTTAAGGAGAATACACCATATGCTAGAATTAAAGCAAATGTACTATCCGATAAAATAGATATGTTTTTAGAGAATAATGAAGAAGAATTTACAGCTGAAGTTTTACTAGACATTATGGATATATTAGAACCAGCACTTGAACAAGATAAGACATTACTTCTTCTTATAACAGATTACTAAATATTTCTTGAATATATAAAGAAAAAGTTCAATTCATGAAATTTTTCAGTAATTTTGGTAAGAGAGAAGGTTTAGTTTATGTTATAGTCCTATTTTGGATATCAATGGGAATCTTAGGTGCCTATGAAGAAGCCAATTTTGCAGACTTGTCAGTATACTTCGGTTCTCTGACAGCATATGCTGCAACATATATTTGGGCAGAAACAAAAAGACCTAGTGACAAATCAAGTATTAGAAAAGCAGGACCCTCATCCCGCAGAGAAGTTATGATATATGTTATAGTCCTTATATGGGTTATAGTAGGAACTTTTGCTATATTGTTTAAATCAAATCTTAATGATTTAGCATTATATTTTATATCCCTGACAGGATTCATAGCATCTTGGATTACTGGAGAAGTTTATACTCCACAGGATTCAATTAATACAAATCAAAAAGACGAAGATATTTAATGGTACAAGGATTTACAGCAAGCGAATATGGCGATATTATAATTGCCTCGCTACAGGAACCGTATACAAACACACTAAGGGTACTTGATTGGGAAATAATCACCGGATTAAAAACAGAATTCATGACCGGTACTATTTCAACAACAGTAGGTTCTACAGAAATAGTAGGTAGTGGAACGCAATTTACGTTTTCATTTAATCCAGGCGATATCATAATCATTGGAAATGTACAATACACGATAGATACTGTTATCTCTACAATAGAATTAACAATCACAGAACCTTTTACAGTAACACTAAACAACGCACAATATTATAAAACACCAGATGTTTATAATGTATTTGAATACGAATACAGATGGTCACAGGACAATGCATCCTATTCAGAATTCAATCCATTAACACAAGGAACAGCCTATGGTGATTTAAAATTTATTACATTTGATACTAATAAACCAGTATGGATTGATACGAAATTTGAAGTTGCACAAATATTACCAGGAACTACACTTACAGTACTATCAATAACTTTTACAATTGAAACAGTTGATGGAATTATTGAATCCTGTCCTAATTTTTGTACTGATTGTTTAGATCCTTTTGCAATGTCAGGATGTGCAAACATTGAAGTTAGTTGTACACCTGGAAACTTGTTTAATCCATATACATTAGGAAAATCAGTAAACATGTATAAGCAACTAACAAATATGGTTTCTAATATATTCGGACACAGTGTTCAGTATTTTAGAACAGAACCAGACTTTAGAACAAGTGATGTTATTCTTATGGAATATTCGCTCTATAATGTTGTTGCAAAAGAGAACATAAAAATATTAGTACCTGACAACGAATTTCCAACTGAAGCAAATACATATGACATATTTGGAATGGAGTTCGCAGAATTTGAAGTTCATATAACTGCAAGCGAATTTGAAACAGTTTTCGGTTCAGGTAAAAAACCAAGAAATAAAGATTATATGTTTATTCCTATTATAAATAAGATGTATGAAATCAATTCAATTGCAATTGCTGATGAGTTTAATATGTCAAATTCATATTGGAGAGTAAAACTTGTAAAATACCAAGATAGAACATCAGTAATTAAAAATGAATTTGAAGTAGATACAGATACACTAACAACTGGGGTAGAAGAAATATTTGGAGAAAAAATTCAAGAAGAATACACAAAAAATACTAAACAAAGACAATTTCAGACCGTTCTTGTATCATATAAAGATGGAAACAGAGAATTTATCGATACTAAATTAAAGATAATTGACCATGACTTAAAAAACAGATGGACTGTTGTTTCTAAAAATTATTATGATTTGACTGATGGCGAGGTTGGAAACAATGCGTTATTTTATACAACAAAATCAGAAGTTAAAATCAATGAAGATGTATCATTTACTGGTTGGTTTTCACCGCAATTCGCAGCATCAGCAGCAGCAGACTATTTCTTATTTGGAGATGTAGATGCAATGGATGGTTTTAAAATTAATTTAAGTAATACATCATTTAAATTAGAATTAGCAGGAGTTAAGGAAACTATTGAGCATGGAATAACATTTGACAAAAGGTGTTGGTATTCATATGTGTTTAATATAAACAATAAATTTAATCAAATAGGAGTGTCTATATACTGTCTAGATCCTATTGTTAATTCAGGTCTTCCACAATTGTCTAGTAATAATTTAGAATTAGTATTCCATACTGTAATTTCAACAAATGCACAGTATGTTTGGTCAGCATCTTCTAATTATGCGCTAAGATTTAATAATATGTACATGACCAATATCAGAGTATTTAATACCCCAATTGAATTAGAACAGAGAGTTAACGTACTAAATCAATATGTTGTCAGAGATAGTCAATTAGCAACATTGATTGACAATGCAATTCCAAGTCTAGGGTTCCAGAAATTTGTGAACTCTAAATAATTGGGATAAATATCTTATAAAAATTAAGAAAGTATGTCAGATAATAAAAGTATGAAGGACCAGGCTGAGGATATCAGAAAGGAACTTGAAGAATTAATCGGTGGAGATACTGAACCTCTTATGGAAACTGTAAACACAGATCCTAAGTTACCAGCAAAAAGAACAGAACCTCTTATGTCTTTTAGTGAACTTAAAGCAAATTCTACTAAAAAGGCAAAGAAAACTATAAGTGCTTTGATGAAATTTTATCTTGATGAAGATATTATTGAAAAAGACGAATACATTCAGGCTAAAAAGAAGATGGATGAGATGACTATGTCCTCTCTGGTTTATCAATTACAAGCAGGTGAAAGAGCATTAACGATTTTATTAACAACAATCGAAGATGGAGAAATTGCACCAAGAATGTTTGAAGTACTTGCAACCCTACAAAAATCAATGCTTGATATAATCAAGTCTCAAACGATGTATCTAATGGCAACTGAAGAAAGTGCTAAAAGAATTGCAAGAGACATCGATATCTATAAAAGAAGGGATGATGTTAGAGAAATTGGAGAATCTACAGGATCGAGTAATTCATCAAAGGACGGTTCGGTACAAAGAGGCACAAAGGATCTGATGAGAATGATCAGAGATGGAATAGATGGCGCTGAAGACATCGAAGACGCTGAAATAACAGACTAATATGAAACACATAAAATTATACGAACAATTTTTATTTGAAATAGGAGATTCATCTTCTAAAAAATACAAATACAATATCAATGGAAAATTCGATGACATGTCTGAATTTAATAAAAGACTTTATGTAAAATTTAAAACTGAATCAAAATTAGATTACTCTATTACAGTTATAAACATAAACTCTTTCTTAGATATAGATTTCACAGCAGATGGAGAATACAATGAAACCAATAAAGGAGAAATGTTTAAAATAATGGCAACTGTTATGGATGTTGTAGAAAATATTTTAAACAATAACAAAGGTATAAGAGGAATACGATATGAACCTAAATCAAAAGGAACCGATAAGGGAGATGGAAGAGATAGATTATACAGAATTTTTATGGAAAAATCTATAAAAAGACTTGGTAAATCTATTAAATTTACACAACAGGGCGGAACAGTTTTCGGTATAATAACAGACTAATATATGAGTGATATAGATAACAAATGGATTCCCAGTGGAGAATCTGTAAAAGATGCACAGAAATTAGTATGGTCTACTAAGAGTATAAATGATTTATTTGTTGCATTAGATAAAGGTTATAGACCCCAAGTTTCTATGCCTTTTTATGAAGGTAAACAATTCCTACGAAGAGGTAATATTGTATTTGAATACACTGATGCTGAAATAACCGAAATTGCAAAATGTGCAAATGATATAGTTTACTTTGCTGAAAAATATGCCGTTGTGATGACGGATGAGGGGATTAAACAGGTTAAATTAAGAGACTATCAAAAAGATTTATTAAGAGATTTTCAACATAATAGATTTAATATAGTACTTGCTGCTCGTCAAATGGGTAAGACAGTTACTGCCAGTATTTTTAATGCATGGTATCTTACATTTAATTATGACAAAACTACATTACTACTTGCAAATAAATCAGATTCAACTAAAGAAATTATTGATAAAGCAAAGGTCGTAATTGAAAATCTACCATTCTTCTTAAAACCAGGTATTATTAAGTATGATGTAATGAATGTTAAGGCTGATAATGGATGTAGGCTAGTAGGTCAATCAACTACCGCAAAGTCAGGTATTGGTTTTACAATCCATAATCTATACTTAGATGAATTTGCGCATATCCATCCAACGATTGTAAATTCATTTTATGAAAACGTTTACCCTACACTTTCTGCCTCTAAAATATCAAGAATCAATATTACTTCTACTCCAAATGGATTTAATAAATTCTATGAAATCTACTCAGATGCGGAACAAGGCAATAATGAATATAAGGCAACAAGAATAGATTGGTGGCAGCATCCTGATAGAGATGACGATTGGTTTAAAAGAGAACTTGGAAACTTAGGTTCTGAAGACGCTTTTAATAGACAATATGGAAATGAATTTACTAGTTCATCCAGTCTATTATTAAGTCCTGGAACTATGAAACATATTAGAAAAAATGCACAGCAATTTAAATGGTATGATTTAGATGAATTTGATAACATACATATCGATACTAAAGGCTTCTTGTCGTTCTCACCTGATTTTGACGTTGAATCAGCAGCAGAATCTGATAAATATTATCTCTTTTCAGTAGATATTGCTGAAGGGAATGGAGGTGATTATTCTGTTATAAATATGTTTGAAGTAGAACCTATGACAGATTTTGACATAACTAATATGGTTTCTCCAGGTGCAATGTATGATTTTTTTAGAATAAATCAAGTTGCAACATTTAGAAGCAATGAACATCCAATTGAAGATTTTGCTAAAGTATTATACACTCTTGCTATTGACGTATTTAATTCGGAGAATGTTAAACTGATTATTGAATTTAATACATATGGTAGTATTCTTCTACAATACTTATCGACAGTATTTCCAGGTAGAAATGATTTTGAAGATGAAATGGTTCTAAGATTCAGACATCGACATGATGCAAAAGTTCCAAAGCCAGGAATTAGATTAAAGGCCGATAATAAATCAGTGTTTTGTCAGAATTTTAAGAAATTAATAGAAATTAACAGAATTAAAATAAATGACATCATAACAGTTCAGGAGGCAAGTCTGTTTGGACTTGTAAAAAATGGAAGCTATGGTGCTCAGATGGGAAATGACGACAATATAATGACGTGTATTACTGCAACCGAGTTTTTTGGAACTAGTGATTATGCCGATTATGTTGAAGAATTACTAGACATTATTGACCCTGAAAAGTTTAAATTAATGGAAACCGCACTTTACAAAGACAACGACGTACAAGGAGATTTACAATATGATATTTATGATTTATTATAGAATATAAGTACATATTTTAAACAAACCACACAAGAATTTAGATATATAATAAAAGAAAAAAATAAAATTAAAAGATTATGGCATTAAGTCCTCAATTATTAAATTTTAAGAGCTCAGGAGTATATAGACTGGAGTTTGATAAATCACAAACTGCTAATATAAACGTAGAAACTCTTAGATTAGTTGTTGGTCACTCAAGAAAGGGACCTTACAACACACCAGTATTAATCGATTCAGTTGAAGCATTTGAAAATACATTTGGAACTATAGATAGATCACTTGAAAAAAGAAGAATGTACTTTCATAGATCTGCAATAGAAGCTCTAACAAGAGGACCTATCTTGGCCCTTAACGTTGCAAATTTTACTGCAGGAGATACTGCGTCTTCACAGCAACCAGTAACTAATGGATCTATCGACAGTATCTCTTCAAAAGGAGCTGATAACAATGAATATACATCATTTTTTGATAATGATAAATTCATGGTACCTTCAGATGCTGCTGTTTTAACAACACTAGGAACTACTATAGGAGATACTAATTTATTAAATTTTGTAAATATCAAACAAGATTCTATTACAATCATAACAAGACAAGCACAGGATGTTAAAGAGTTTGATATAACTGCAAGAGAATGGTATGGTGAAGGTAATGTACCTAGCTATTTAAATGATTTCGACAGATTATCAGATTTTATGATCGATGTTTTCGTATTTAAAGGAGAATTTGCCGCCAATGACATGAAAAACGATCCTGTATTTGGAGCATATTTCAATGAAGATGGTTTAGATAAGACAAAATTAGCTCAATTTGCTAATTTAAGACAAGTAAGTTTGATTGCTCAATATACAGGTTCAGTACTTCCTGGATTTAAAGATCTAGAAGGTAGAAATTTATATATTGAAACAATGATTAACGACGAGGCTAGAAGAACTGGTTTATTCTGTGCTATTGACGAAGATGCAGTATTAAACGAAAGTGGAACTGGAACTAAGATTGATTTCGTTGGACATGACTATTATCACTCACAAGATTACGAATTGCTTTCACATGTTGTTAAACAAACAGCAGTAACACACACAGTAACACTTCCCCTATTAGGAGAGGATGGTATTAACCCAGTAACAACAACTGTTGTAGGAAATGTATTAACAATATTTAATTTAAATGTAGAAACATCAATTACAAACGATCTACATACTGAAGATTATTTAACAGCAGCATCTGCCGGAGAATACGCTCAAATTGATGCAATATTTTTTAATGGAACTGATACGATAGTTACTGCACGTGAAGATATTAGTTTAATATACAATGCACTAGATACAACCTCAAATGCAATCGATATATTCGAATATGTAGTTACAACTCCTAGAATTTCAGACAACACACTAGGCAATACATACGCAACACAGCCAGGTACTACATTTACATTTACAGAATTATCTGGAGATTCTCCAATTAATCCTGGAGATTATGTTAATTCTGATACAGCAGGAAGACTTGCAAGAGTAAATAGAGTTGCTAAAACTGGAACTACATACACTGCATACTGTGATATATCACCAAGTGCTGTATGGTCTAATTACATTATTCATTCTTTTGAAAACGCATCTTCTCATTATAAAACATTTGTACTTAAAGGAGCTGTTATTACACCAAAAACAATTTCTAATTCTTTAGCAGCAATTACTGGAGGAAACGGTTTATATGATGCTTTAATAGACAAAGATCTTATTGATTTTAGATATGTTGTAGATACTTTTGGATCTTTTGATGAAACTGGAATCTTAAACAAATCTGAGTTATCTCAATTAGCAAAAGACAGACAAAATGCTTCTGCGATTTTAAATGCGCCAACTGTTGCCGAATTCAAATTATCAACAAATCCTTCTTTTAAAGATATTGATGGAGTTTTTAAAACTTCTTACATCGGAACTGGTGGAAATTTAGATAAAAATCCAACTGCAATTTATACTTTACCAAGTATATTAGAGGGTGCTAACTACGCATTTTTCTACGGACCTGGTTTAATCGTAAGTGATGGTGGAAAAGATATAATCGTTCCTCCAGCAGCATATATTTCTAATAATTACATAGACAAATATACAAACGCTTTACCATGGTCAATCGTTGCTGGTCCAAGGCGTGGAGTGGTTTCTGGTGCAAATGTTAAAGGAACTGAATATTCATTTGATAAAAATGATAGAGATGTTCTAGAGCCATTCGGAATCAATCCGATAGTGTTCCAAAGAGGAGTTGGTTTAACTATCTTAGGAAATAAAACAGCACAGCAATCTATTAAATCTGCACTTTCTTCTGCTCACGTAAGAGAAGCTCTTATTTATATCGAAGATGGTATGGCAAATATCCTTAAGGATTACGTATTTGAATTTAACAATGTACAAACAAGACTTGAAATTAAAACTCTAGCAGATTCTTTCATGGAGTCTATTAAGCAAGACGGTGGTGTATATGCATACAAAAACGTAATGGATCAAACCAACAATACTAATGAAGTTATTGATAACAATATGGGAATCATCGATACTTTCGTTGAACCTGTTAAAGGTTTAGAAATAGTTGTTCATAGAACTACAATTCTTAATACTGGAGAAATTCAATCAGGTAACCTATAGTATTAAAGATATATAAAAAAATAAACAACACAAATAAACATGGCTTTACCACATTATTCACAAGATCAAACAAGTAGAAATGGTAGACAATTTGAACCAGTACAGGCTAACCTTTTTGAGGTTACCATACTACCTCCTGCTGGAGTTTCAGATGCTCCATTAATGCTACAACATGTTAATTCAATTTCAGGATTAGAATTATATAAAGGTGTAGAAGCAGTTGCTCAAAAATATAAGTTCTCAACTCGTTCTTATGCTGGTATGCCAGGAGAAACTGCAATCGATATCACTATCAATTTCTCATTAAATTTAAATGAAGCAAATCAAGCTTACTTATACAAATCAATGAGACAATGGTATAATAAGCAATATGATCCACAGACTGGTGCTATGGGACTTAAAAAAGATTACGTAGGTACTATCATTATCGTACAGTTTAATAGAGCTGGAGATATTTATAGAACAGTAACTTTAGAAGATTGTTTCATTACTTCAGGAGCACCATTCACAAATGACTTGAGTTACGAATCTGCAGATCCTGCACAATTAGAAATTGGATGGAGATGCGATACGTTTAAAGAAGTTTTAGCATAAACATTTAAAAGACGGGGAATATTACAATGTATTCCCCATTTTTTTGAAACAAAAACATAATATAATAATATAACAATATATTAATGGACAAATTAACCAAAAAGTTACAAGTTCTTCTAACTGAAGATGAGGTTGCTATGATTAATAGAATAATATTAAGTGATGCAGTAGAAAACGAAATAAGACCGATTTCAACTTCAGCATTTATTAGAGATTTAATTAGATTAGAAATAGATAAAAGAGCAGACACAATTAAAAATTGGAATAAAAATAACGTAAAGAACCTTAAAGATAAATAATAATGAGCAACAAAGAAGAATCAAATTTAGAACAAGACTATAAAAATATGGTAGAATCAGCAGAACAACAAGGTCATACTGAAGATGTACATGATTTAGGAACTGTTGATATGGGTAGATTCAATCCACAACAAGCGCAGGACGCTAGTTTACATCTAGGGTATCATTCGATATCTTTAAATAATTTACCATCAGCTGGATTATTTTATCCAAAAGGAACTCAAATAACTATTAGATCTGCAAAAGTTACTGAAATTAGACACTTCTCTACAATAGACGAGAACAATGTATTAGATGTAGATGATAAACTAAATGCAATTATCGAATCATGTGTTAAAATTACATGTGATAAAAAAGTTCTTTCTTATAAAGATCTTTGTGAAGAGGACCGTTTTTACATAATACTTTCAATCAGAGACTTAACCTTTCCAGAACCTGAATCATCTTTAAAAGTAGATCATTTAGACAAAAAAGGTAAAAAGCATGAAGTTGCTATTACAAAAGAGGCTTTTCAATACTTTAAAATTCCAGCGGAATTAGATAAATATTATGATGAAACTTCTAGATCTTTTAGAATCGAAACAAGATCTTTTGGAATTATCGAAATGAAACCTCCTACGATAGGAGTTATGCAAAAGATTACAGGGTATATTAAAGACCGTCAACAAAAAGGTCTTTCAATAGAGCAATCTGCATTACAAATTATTCCATATATGACTTTAGAATGGAGAGGTTTTAATGAAAAATCAATATTTGATTTTGAAATCGGAATGTCTGGTTGGGAAAACAAAAAATTCAACTTGATATATACTCTTGCTGAAAAAATGAAGATAGGAATTCAACCAAATATGTTAGTAAACATCGGGGACATGGAGGAAGAGGTCCCTATTGGGTTTCGCGACGGGATCAAATCTCTTTTCATTGTTCAAGATATCGCTGGAGAACTTCTTTAAAACGAAATTTTATATATACCTACATCTCCATATGCAACCTAGCGAATTGGAGAGTATGGAATATTATGAATTTCATTATTTAGTGAAGGACTTAACAGAACATTTAAAGAGTGAGAACGACAGGAATGGAGGTTCTCAAGATAAGGCAGGAGAAATGATGAATAACATGAAAATGCCAAGCATGAAAATGCCAAGCATGAAAATGCCAAGTATGAAATTATAGAAATAGGGACCATGTGTCCCTATTTTTTTGAATATATACTAAATATATCAAATAAAAAGATATTCTACCAAATTAAATGGATAATAAACAACTAGCAATTTTAAGTAATCCCCTAAACAGGATCCTGAATTTAATTGAAGATCAACAGATATTTTTTAAGGATATTCATTCTATATTAACGATTGACCTTAAAAAAGCAAGCATAGATAATTCAAAAGAGTTAAAGAAACAAACAGTACTTTTACAAGATATTAAAGATCTTTTAAAGGATCAAATTCAACAAAAAGAAACTTCTAAGTCAGAAAAATCTTCAAAGATTAAAATGCCTAGTATGATTGGTGGCGTTGGGGTCGGACTTGCGATTGTTACAATGGCAGCAGCTCTAGTTGTAGCAGCTGGATTATTTTCTATAATACCAGTAGTCTCTCCAATGCAACTATTAACAGCACTTGCTATTGGTGCACTTTTTGTAATACTTACGCCAATATTTGTAGAAATATCTGAAGCTCTTAATGGTGGAGGACTTATGAAAAGACTTATAGGAAGGGTATCGGGTGTTGGGACTGGAAAAATAGAATCTACATCAGCAGTTGCAATGGCAATGATAACAATGGCTGCTGGAGTTACCGCAACTTCATTAATATTTCAACTTATTCAACCAATATCGTTTGCACAATTTGCGACAGCTGCTCTGATTGGATTAGCACTAGTACCAATAGCTTATGCATATTCTATAGTTTTATCATCGCTTGAAAAGGCAAACGTACAACTAAATGCATCTGGTGTTAAAAAATTAGGAATGAGTATTGTTGCCCTAGGAATAATGGCTGCAGGTATTGCATTAGTAGCAACAATCTGGAATTCTTTTATGCCTGATAATTTTATAAAATTACCAGATATCGAATGGATTTTAAAAGCATCTATATTAATGCTAGTATTTTCTTATTCATTTTCTACAATAGCAAAAGCAGTCAAAGGAATGACAATCAAAGATATGATTTTTACAGGTCTTGCCTTGCCGTTACTTGCTGGTGGAATTGCTGCAGTAGCATTTATGTTTAGTTATCTAGATCAAGTAGGAGCATATGTAGCACCTCCAGTAGAATGGGTATTAAAGGCTGGATTTGCATTGTTTGTTTTTTCATTACCATTTTTAATCGTCTCTAAGGCAGTCAAAGGATTAGATCTTAAACAACTTATTTTTACAGGAATAGCCATTCCATTAATAGCCATCACTATTGCAGGAGTTGCGCTTATTTTTCAATATTTATCAAGTGTTACGGATTTTGTTGCACCTCCAGTCGATTGGGTATTAAAGTCTGGACTAGCAATTTTTACATTTGGAATTGCATTTGCAATAATAAGTGTTCTTGTTGGTAAATTTAATTTAGGATTTAAAGAATTAGGATTAGGAATACTTTCAGTTGTTGCAATCTCCCTTGCAATAGTTGGAGTTGCATATATATTTCAACT